ATAGTGCCCGCACCACCCGTTGAGTCACCTAGTGCTTTACCGTTATGGAATATCTCTAGGTTACCTGTTGTGCTGTTCACACTTGCTGTGACGTTGGTCACGTTTGATCCGATCACTGATGCAACGTTTGAAAGTGTCGTACCACTTGTTGTTATTGTCACACCATTCATGATCATTGTGTGTCCACTAGTCACTGTGGTTCCTGAAGCGACTGACACAACCGGTAGAGATGTTGACCATGCTTCTGATCCAACCTGTACCCAAGTGTTACTTGCTGTCTTCTTGTAGATCTTGTTGGTAACGTGTGTTGTGTTGATTGCGTAATCACCTATTACACCTATTGAAGTTTTTGGTGCACCAGTTGAGACACCGCCAACTAGGTCACTTGTTGAAGTGATAAGTGTTGGAGTAATTGTTGTGAATGATTGATTAGTTTTTGACCATTCAAATAAACCGTAACTGCTTGATGCAAGGTCAAACCAGTATGTGCCATCTGTTGGTGCCGCTGTTGGTGCCGTAGCACTTCCAACTAAATCTGCTGTGTCCACGTTCGCTCTTAGGACGTATGCTCTGTTGGCAACTCCTAGGAAACTGTAGGCCGCTTGTAAGCCATATTCATTTAACTCATAACCGTTCAATGAATTTCCTGATGCGTCTGTGTAGAATTTTGGATCTCCAAAAGTCTCTGTTAATTCTCTCTGTGACGAGATCAAATAAGCGGTGTTGGCGTTGGCAGTAGTTGTTCCTACAGCAGTCCCGTCTCCGGCCCCATTTGACTTGTCCTGTGATGATGCTACTATGAATAGTGGTGTTGTACCCGCATCTGATGGTACGTAGAAACTTTCGTTAATTACTGAAACCTCTACTCCTGGTGATGTTAATGCCATTTTTCGTATTCTCCTTGCAAGTTACGTATATACTAGAGTTATTTATTCAATCGTATGGTTTTAGCGACATAATTTACCGTTTTCGAGGTGCCTATATAGGCGACGTAAATACACACATGCAGTACAAAGACAGACCGTTGTGTACGGAGTGCAAGACTAAACCTAGGGCCTACGCCTACCAGAGATATGGTCGGGTGTATTGGCGTAGTCGGTGCGACACCTGTATCAGGAAACGGGCCGGCAAGCGTGTGGGAGGTGTGACAGCACTACAAAGATCCGGATACAAGAAACACCGGAAATGTGAATTATGTGGATTCAAAGCACAGGATAAATCACAACTGGATGTGCTGTTCGTTGATGGTGATCTGAGGAATACTGCTACTACAAACTTAAAAACTGTTTGCGCCAATTGCCAAAGGCTGGGCAGTACCCGTAGATTGGGTTGGCGTGTCGGTGATCTTGTCGCTGACGATTAGGTCGTCGATCTTGGCGTATAATTCTTCCTTTGTACCATTGTTTTCAATAACGAAATCAAACTCTTCCTTTGCCCAAGCGTATTCTGAACTGTGTATGTCTTTTGGTTCTATGTTGCCCTCTGTGTAATCAACGAACCAGTCGGGATCTTGTCCTCTTTTTACTAGTATGATCTTACCACCACGTTCTCTGATCTGTTTCACTTCATTAGGAAATCTTACATCTGCAATGACTGTTTTTTGGCCTTTATATCTGCCTATACAACTGTCTACCCAAATGCCGTCGTACATTTGGCCACGCATGACTTCAGTACCGAAGTACTGCAACACCCATCTTGGCGTTGTGGGTTTGCCAAATTTTTCACTCCAGAACGCATCTGGCTGTTCTCTCCATTGCCTGCTGGCGTCAGTATCACCCTCTAATAAATTTCTATCCCAATTGAACATGGCGGCCACGGCATCTTTTAGACTCTTGGCGAAACTGTCTTTTTGATATCCGTGTTGTTCTACCAGCCTGTCAGACACAGTGCCTTTGCCAGAACCTATTAAACCTACTACACCTATCAGCATAAGGTTTATTATACTATTTTTTCAGACGTTTTTCAATCTCTTTTATTGCTTTTCTCACAGACCTCAATATTGATGCTCTCAGGGTCTTCTTGCGTTCTTTCAACGCCTTTATGCTCATGATTTCCAACTCCTCTACCAACTTTTCCAGTTCATCCAGCGAGAGGTCAGAGTATTTCTTGTATTTGGAATTTTTCATTGCAGGGTATTTAAATGTAAATCTTGGTCAATTAACCAATAACAAAACTGTGTGGTGTTCCACCTTCTTGGAAGTTTCCTATGTCTGCTTCCAATTTTTCTATCTCTGCCTGGCCTTCTTGCTTCAGTGCGTCACCGTTCAGTGTCGTACCACCCTGTGGTCCTGCAATGGTGTTGAATTTGCCTCTGGCCTCACCTAGCATGATTTTAGAAACTGCGAGAGTGTAGTCTCTGATCCACGGTTTTGAATAGATGTCCTTGAACAGTGTGATGTCTGGCCTGTAGTTGTCCGTGTGCATCAGTACGGTCTCGTTATCTGCCCTAGGTCTTTGTGTGATAGTTAATTTTTTAGTTGCCACGTCAAAATGGAACTGTATGAAACTTCCAAACATCTTGCCAACCAGTTCCTGGTATGATGCGAAAGCGTAGTAAGTTGCCAGACCACCAGTTGCACCTGCTCTCAACAAGTAGGTATTTGTGTATGCCAAGTTGAATGGTTCAAACAATGTTCCACCTTCTCCACCTTCGGTCCTTGATCCCACAGTTCTCCTGTTAAGATTCCTCACATTGATGATCTCATCTGGTAAGATATAGGTGTTCTGATTCTTCTTCAATTCAAGGAAAGCATATGATTCTTCAACAGCATTCGAAGATCTCTGTCTGAATTTGTTCACAGCCCTTTCCAGTGCCGTTTGGTAGTGTTTTGGGTCTAATTCCACGTCAATCATCCCGTCACCGAGATTGTTCTTGACGTAATCGAAAATTTCCTGTTGTCCTGTTTGTAGTTCTGACATACTCATATTTATAGTCATTGCCTGTGCAATAAATATGTATGATATGCCAAGATTATCCATTTTTAAGCCTGAAAAGGGCAATGACTACAAGTTCTTCGATCGCAACATCAAAGAGATGTTCACCGTGGGTGGCACAGACTTACACCTACACAAATATCTAGGACCCTATGATCAGGGAGATACTAACAAGGACGGACCAGCAAGTCCCAGTCAACCCAGGGTGACAGGAAGCGACCTAAACGAGACCACAATACAAGATTTGCTATTTTTAGAAAACAGAGACAGGAAATATTCTAGTGATGTGTACACAGTCAGAGGAATATACAATGTGCAAGATGCAGATTTCAACCTATCGCAGTTTGGTATGTTCTTACAGAACGACACACTATTCCTTACAGTGCATTTGAACGATATCGTGGAAAGGATTGGCAGAAAACCAATGAGTGGTGATGTGATAGAGTTTCCTCACATGAAGGAAGATTATTCTCTGGACGAAAGCGTGCCAATCGCACTGAAGAGATACTACGTGGTAGAAGATGTGAACAGGGCCGCGGAAGGATTCAGTCAAACATGGTGGCCACATCTGTTGAGATTGAAGATGAAAACTCTAGTAGATTCACAAGAATTCAAAGATATCATAGGTGATGCAACCACAACAGGATCGGTCGCCAGTTACATGAGCACATACAACAGAGAGAAAACCATCAACGATCAGATCGTTGCACAGGCAGAGCAGGATGCACCAAAGGCGGGATTCAACTACAAGCAATACTATGTTGCACCAATCGATGAAAGAGGTAATATTAGGACAGAAAATGTTAACACTGAGGCACAGAGAGCCAGCAGTGATAACACAGTGAATGCCACAATAGACACACCAGCAAGTTCACACTACGGATTCTACCTAGATGGAGATGGTGTGGCACCCAACGGAAATCCAGCAGGATTTGGTATCACATTTCCAACGTCTGGTGTTGACCAAGGCGATTATTTCTTGAGAACAGATTTCTTGCCCAACAGATTGTTCAGGTATGACGGAGTCAGATGGGTCAAAATTGAAGACAGTGTGAGAATAACTACAACGAACAATGATTCTAGATCAAACTACAAAACAAGTTTCGTCAACAACACAACGGAATCAACAATAAACGGATTAACGGTCAAACAGAGACAGTCATTGACAGATGCACTGAAACCAAAGGCTGACAATTAAACATGTTGCATTTTTACGAAGGACAGGTCAGGAAATTTCTCACTCAATTCATTAGGATCTTGAGTAACTTCTCTGTGGAGACAGGCAAAGGCAGTGACGGTTCCGTACAATTAAGGGCAGTGCCTGTGGTGTATGGTGACCCAACAAGACAGGTTGCAAACATAATAAGGAACAACTCAGAGAACGCACTACAGTACGCACCGAGGATTGCCGCTTATGTCAGAGAACTGAATTACGACAGGGACAGGATGCAGAATCCTTATCACATAGAGAAACAGCATTTACGAGAAAGAGGCATAGACTCAGACGGCAACTACACCAATGAGATGGGTGCAGGTTACACAGTTGAGAAAGTGATGCCATCTCCGTTCAGGTTGGAAGTGTCGGCGGACATCTGGACCACGAACACAGATCAGAAACTACAGATCATGGAACAGATATTGTATCTGTTCAACCCAGACTTCGAGATACAGAAAACAGACAACTACATTGATTGGACCAGTTTGAGTTACGTTGAATTGACAGGAACAACGTTCAGTTCGAGGACCATACCTGTTGGGGCGGATTCAGAGATAGATGTTGCAACACTGACATTCAGTATGCCAATATGGTTATCACCACCAGTCAAAGTTAAGAAATTAGGTGTGGTACAAAAAATCATAATGAGCATATACGACGACGATGGCGGCATAGCCAAAGGGTTGATAGACGGGGAACTTACATCTAGGAGTTATATCACACCAAACAACTTTGGATTGTTAGTTACAGGTAATCAATTAAGATTACTAGGTTCAACGGGCACAAATGTCAAATCAGGAGGAGATGGATTCCACACAGGAGCGAATGAACCAAGCAACTATGATCCATTTGAAACATTTGGTCCAGCGGTCAATTGGAAAGTTCTACTGGATCAGTATGGTAAGGTCACGAACGGCACATCACAGATAAGATTAACACAGCCAAACGGAAATGAGATAGTTGGCACCATAGCAACGTCAACGCTGGATGACACTATTTTATTGTACACAATAGACGGAGACACAATACCAAGCAACTCACTGACAGCGGTCAAGAAGATAATAAATCCAGCAACATTTGATCCAGGAACACCTGTGAATGGTGACAGATATCTGGTGATAAATGACGTTGGAGACAGCACTGCCAGTTTCCAGAGTCAGACATGGGGCACATTAGTGGCCAGCGTTGGAGACATCATAGAATACAACAGTTCAACATCAAAATGGAACGTGGCCTTTGACGCATCAAATCCAGATTCAACACAACACTACGTGACCAATCTCAACACAGGAATACAATATAGATTCAACGGCACGGAATGGGTCAAATCCTATGAGGGTGTGTACACACAAGGTAATTGGAGCATAGTGCTTGATGGTGGTGCAGATCCAGGATACAACTCAAGCCTTGACGCCACAACCCCATAGTTGTTATAATATAGCATGAAAGAAAACATAGTCTGTTCGGGTGCCCTGTTCTATGCAACCAGCACTAAACGTTTCCTGTTCCTACAGAGGACTGACAAGAAAACACAAGGCATGTGGGGATTGGTTGGAGGGAAGAGCAAATTCACGGAGAGTGCTTTCGAAGGACTGAAGCGTGAGATCGAGGAAGAAACGGGTGGTTTACCCAAGTTCAAGAAAGTTATACCACTGGAGATGTTCACATCAAACGATCAGAAGTTCTTCTTCCACACTTATTTGATTGCAATAGAATCTGAATTCATACCAAAACTTAATTCAGAGCATTCCGGCTACTGCTGGTGTGCGTTCGAGTGCTGGCCCAAGAACCTACACATGGGATTGAAGAACACACTCAACAATAAAAGTATAAAAGGTAAGTTGCAGACTATATTAGATTTAATAGTATAAGCACGGCTATCACACCATACAAGACATATATCCTATAAAGCATACAGATCTTGCACTCAAAACCTGTCAGCCAGAATCTCAGTTTTTTCTTCCAGAACCATTCTAATCTTGCAAGTGGTTGCTTAAACTCCATAACGATGCCTGTATACTCCAAACGCCTGTAGGCACTGGTGGTCTGTGAGGTTGGTGTCCCACAGTGCTATCACGCCATAGTCGCCATCCCAGTGGCTGTCATACGTGGTGTTCTCGCCAAAGTGCCGGAAGTTGAAATCGTTCTCCATCTGGCTGGCCGCACCACTCGAACAATCTATGTTGCCATAACTGCCCGTGTCCTGGTTGATACCTCGTTCGAACCATGTAACAAGGTTACTTGCAGTCCTGCCAATTACGCAGGTCCAAACATTGGTGTATGTGCCAAAGGTGTTGGCACCGTTAACGGCGAACCAGTTGTTGCAGTTGGTTATGGTCTCTGCCCTGTCAATGCCGTCCGTGCCACCGAAGTTAACAAACCCTTGGAACGCTCCAGCGGTGAAACTGGTGAAGGGCCTGCTCTCTGCCTGGTGTGTCCTCAACCATATCATACAGGTCCCGCCTGCCCTGGGTTGTGTGAAATTGTTGTCTATTGATATCATGTCATCTGTGCCATCACAGGTTATTATGCCACCAAATGAACTACTGTATGCGGCACCGTTGACGAGATCTCCGTCATACGTAGATCCTCCCGATCCTAAATTTGAAAAGGTTGTTCCTGATCCTGAATAACAAGATGCATCGCCCCAATCCAACAGCACCTCTGGGTTGCTCAATTGACTGATTCTCTCTTGGTATCCACCTGCTGTGGCCGCCGCAATCATTCCTGGCATTATGAATGTGCTCCAACGTATGCACCGTAAAGCGTTGAACCCACGTACCATAATTCGATCGTGTTGAACCCCGAAGTGGCCAGTGTTGGTGCAACTCCGCCCGCCCACTGCATGGTTGGCCAAGTCACTGCGTAGTTACTTCCGTCATCGATCATCAGTGTCATTCTGTGACCCGATGCCCAATTGGACAGTGTGAATGTCGTTGCCTGTCCTAACGTGATGGTCTGTATTCCTCCTGTTGTGGGATCTAATGCTACCGATGCCGCCGCTGATAATGAATTTACTGTGTCTTTGATGCTTGTAGCAGATAAAACTGATGTGAACGTCTTCGCTCCTGTTATGGTCTGTTCTGTTGATACTAGAACTGTGTCAGCCGTGGATGCACCCGCTGTTCCCCTCAGCATGTGTACCCTGTATCCGTTTACCGTGGTGCTTGATCCAGAGGTTGATGCCGCTTTAACCGTGACAGATGTTCCTGATAGGCTGGCTGTGAAATCCAATTGATCAGTACCTTTCGTTGACACTATTGGTCCAGTACCAATGTAGGCTTCGTCGTTGGCAACCACCATGACCTCAGATATGCTGGCCGCACCCTCCGTGGCGTTGTAACCAGTGAACACATAGAAAGCACCTGTGTAATCCGATGTGTTGAACGAGTCAACTGTCGTGGCAGTTGAACTGACTGTTGTGGCTTCTACAACATTGACGTTTGTACCCGTTGACGCCGACTCATCATCGGCCAATAGAATCCTGTATACAGTCACACGGCAGTTGGGTGCCTGGGCTGATGCTTTCAATACAACTTCTGTGCTGTCCACTTCTGCGGTCAGTGTGATTAGGTCATTGTTGCCGGTGTTGACTGTTCCGTATTGAGTGATGTAAGCGTTGGAGCCATCATGCACTACAAGTGCTTCCGTGTTTGATAACTCGCCTGTCGTGGCGTTGTTTACTGAAATGTAATACTTGGCTCCTCTAGCGGACGCCAATGCGAATCCGTCTATCTTTTCAGCCGCACTGTCCACGTCCGAGTTGATACCTATGGTTATATTACCTGTCGTTCCTGCTGTGGAGTTGTCACCCAAACCTATCCTGTATATGGAAACTGAGTTGACCACACTTCCACCTGTTCCCAACAGTCTTGCATTACCACCTGCCACATCCGCCTGTACGGTCAGGTAAGAATTGGAACTGTTAGATTCAACTATATGGGAATGGGCCACGAATGCGTTGGTGTCATTGTGCACCAAACTGTACTTGGCAGTGGCCACTTCGTTGTTTATTTCGTCTCTG